TGGTGTAGATAATTTATGCTGATAACTTATCAAAGGTCCTGCTTGGAATGTATATCCATTAGAATAGAACTCCTGTGTTATATCAGGACCAGTTCCTGCTAAAGCAGTAGCTCCACCAGCTAGAGCATAATCAAAAACACCATCTCCTATCACTGTTCTAGGAGAATATGTGGAAGCTCCTCTCGTTCTTACCTGTACACCTGGGCCGTAATTAGGAGAAGTTACCCATAATTGAGGGAATCTATTTTGAGATTCCGCCATTCCTGTTGTGGAGATACCCGATATTAAATCCCCTGTTGAACCGGTTGATCCAAAACCAACATGACCTTCAACAAATAAAATACCTTTATTGTAATTGTTTGCAGAAGGGTCACCAATATAAAAATCCGAAGCGTGTAACGTTTGTGTTTTAGAAATACTGGTGTTTCCTAAAACAGCCAATTTTCTAGAATCATCCCCCGTTGATTTAAATTGTCCAGTGCCTAAACCTATACCTACTCCAGTTGGATTAGCAAATAGAGGTGCAAAAGATTGGTTTGAAGGCGTCGAAGAGTTATTTGACAATTCTAAAAATCCCCCATTAGAGCTAGCATCTATGAAAGTACCTTTATTTACTGAAGATGTCTTTAGAACTATGTTATCTGAGGTAGACTGTGCACTTATCTCGCTACTACTTAACATATTAATTCCAGATTCTGCAGTAGCTCCATTAGAATTAATACTGATCGATCCTTTAGGGTTGGTAAAAGACAGATTATAAAAATTAGGACCGGCACCTGATGCTCCAGATGGATTAACTGAAAGATCCCATGCAAAATAAGGATTGGATGAGCTAGACGATGAACCAGTTCCAGAAGGACTTACATCAAATGTAGATCTACCAAAACTTATCAATTTAGTTCTAGAATCTTTTGTAGCTATTTTTAGCTTAGCATCTTCGAAATTTAGATTCTGTATAGCGCTTCCGCCTGGAGTATAATCATTTATAGTTGAATCAGAAAGAACTAAAGTCTGATCCCCTGCAGTAGATCCTGCAATAAGTATTGCTTGTCCGGTAGCTCCCCCAATTAAATCTATAGGAGTAACCTTTTGAAATAGTTGCCCAGAAGCCAATCCATATCCACTATTGAGCCATCCGGTTGTTCCGAATACATAAATGTCCTGATTAGCAGAATCTGGATCTAACCAATAATCTCCTAAAGTTGGGAATCCAAATGGATTAGATCCTGTTATACCACCAGAAGCTGGTGATGTGTCTTGTACAAACCATTTAGTTCCTGAAGGTCCTTGAGCTCCTTGAACCCCCTGAGGACCTTGAGGTCCTATTGGTCCAGTTGGACCTATTAATCCTTGAGCTCCTTGAGGTCCACCCCCAGCACTGAGGATCTGATCAAAATTATAATTGATCTTATCAACTATATTAGATTGACTGTCTCCTTGTAGTATGTTTAATATATTAATCTGTGGCATCTCTTATTATACTTGTATTATATATCAAAAATTCATCCCTCTACTAAATTTTTCCAATTTCTATAGAGAAAGATACTGAGTAATCAAAAGAAGGATCCTTAGGAACTCTAAACTCATATCTAAGTTCGTTAATCTTAGTATATCTAATTTCAGATGATCTGAAGTATCCATCTATTAATTTTTGATAATCTGCTAAATTACCAACAACAGGAGTAAGTGATTGGTTTTGTGCTATAGGAACTTTTTTAAGATATCCTCCGTTATTTTTAGACTGGAATATTGGTATTATATTTTGACTCATATACTCTTTAAAGTCATCATCAATATCAGTGAGCGTACCAAACCCAAACTCAGGAACAATAAATTCCTGAAAAGATTTTTTTCCTCCGTCATCTAAGAAATATCTAGTAAGCATCCTATCTATTAATAGAATCCCTCTTAATTCTGTAGAAGTTTCTTCCCATAATATCTCGTAGTTTGGATAGTTATCGTAATTAAGATCCAATACATTTGTTAGGGATTGAGGATAAACTAATTGCTTTTGCGAATTAACAAGATCCGGGGTTTGCATGAATTTACTACCGAAGAAAGACTTCTGCTCCTTCATTTCCCTAGTTCCTGGTAAACTAATATATCCGGTAGGCCCGGTGTACTCTCTGTAGAAGCCAGGATCCCAAGAACTCTCAAATATGGAAAGATCTCTCTTATCTACAGGGGTTTCACCTATTATATTATATACTGGGTTAAAAGGAGAATTCTGACCTATTCTAAATATCCATTGCGTTGAATATTTATAATAATTTAAATTTCTTGATACTCCAAAATTATCTTTATAAGGACCGAACGAGCAATAGGCATATTCTATTGGATCTATCGATCTAATATCACCGCCCATATATTTTCCTCCCTCTGCTACATAATAAACAGTTGATGGTAAATCGTATGGTACTTCAAATCGAATATAGGATCCAATATTTCCTGGAGTACCAAATAGGGTATATCCCTGAGGTAAGGAATCTACTGTTATGTCATTACCTCTATTGCTTTCAGAAAAATATAGCTGATATCCTAAATTACTAGGATCGCTAAGATCAAAATAATAGATAACGCCTTTTATCAAATCTACATCACCTTGAGAAACCCCATCTATTTCAAAACAAAGCGAAGATCCTATATCATAAGAGGATGATGATGTCTGTTTATCTACAACTTTAACATAAAATGTGTAAGATTCAGGGGTAGTCCAAAATGGTATATCATATTTTACGTTCTCGAATTTTAATACCTCTCTGAAACTAGGCACATATTCTCCACTGTATCTATACATTTCGCTCTCACCTTCGATATCTTCTGTAGTGTATCCAACGTTAAATACATCCAACTCCTGTGGCTTATCTGTTATTTCAACCGGAACAATCACCGCGTTTTGTTCAAAAAACGAAGGCCTTAAAAATTCTAAAACAAACTGATTTTCTAAAACCTTAGTGGTTTGTGTTGAAGAATCCCATTCGTAAGTTAAATATTCAATATATGGATATCCAGTATTTACCCATAATGATATATTAGCAAAAGATATCTTCTGTAGTATATTTCCCCAATATCCTAATCCTCCGTTTTTCTGGTAGATTGGTATCGAAGAAATAACAGAATAATTAGCTGCAGTTGGAATATTAACTGGTCCAGGTATACTTATATCCCCAAAATCAAAAAAGTAGTTTGGTCCGGTGTTAGTAAAATTTATTACGTCCTGACCAACACCAGTTGGAAAAGGAAGCGTATAGTTATAAGGAGCAGGACCTACGACTCCATAAAATGAGCCAGGCCCAGTTGAATCACCAGGAGAAGGAGTAACAGAAGGAAGGAATGTGAAATTGATCTCGTCCCTTAAATCTGTTTCATACTCTGGATTTGGTACTATAAATATTTCTCCCTCGTTTCCAATAGTACCTGGATTAACTACAGAATAAATTCCTTGCTGGTTAGGAGCAGATGATATATTTAAAGCTGAAGAAAGCTTTACGTCTCCAACTACTGGAAGTTCTATAGATCCCGAAGGAAGAGGTGAACTACTTGTAGTTGGGAAATATTGATCGTCTAATTTATCTCTCAAAGAATATAATAAGAAATAATCAAGATCTAGATATTGGTTATCTGGGCTTACCTCTTCGAAATTTAAAGCTCTAGCATCGTCTATTAAAACTTTAACCAAGAAAGTTATATTCTTAAAGGTTCTATTCTCTATTACTTTTATTTTTACCGGAGACTGTATCTCATCCTCTATATTTTTTACCGGGATTATAACACATGAGAATTTATACCCTTCGTAGAATCTATCATCCTCTATATACTTTATAGATTCTTGCTGTGCATAGTCAGTAAAAGTTCTCTTGATTCTTATCTTAGCACCTCTGTACAAAGACTCCGAATATCCGTTTCCTGTATTGAAATTAAATAATGAATACCTCTCCGTAAGATCTATATCATTTATTGTTGTACTACCTGGATAATAAGTATCTAAATCTTCACCCTCTATAGAAAAATAATCTAAGAAATAATCCCTAAGAGCCGGATTAGCATCGTTTAAAAGGGCTTCGTTAAATTCACCAGATAGATAATTTTTGTCCGTGTGAAGATTAGACTCAGGTAAAGAATATGGCGGTCTCTGTAGATGATACCACTCGTGAGTAAAGTACTGCGGATCCTGATTTATTTTGAAAAAACTAGGGGAAAAGTTAAGTGGATTAAAAGCTAAATTTGCATTAAGCCTGTATCCATTTCCCCTAACATCTGTACCTCCTCTATAAACCCATTTTGTAATATATGGACTAACTCTACTATTTAAAGCATAGTCCGGATTATAATTATCCTGCGTGTAATCATACTCGGAATATAATTTACCAAAATTAAGCTGCTTAAATTTAGTGTCTATACCTACCTCGTTGTCTATAAATTGTAAGGATTGTATTCCATAGAATCCCGGGAAAGCATCTAAATCCGGGTAAAACAGGTAATCAAAATTGCTAGTAGTGATACCCCCTGTTACATTACCTCTTGATGAAAGAGTAGGGAATACATTTGATTCAGCAGAAGTAGATCCAGCAACTAACATATATTCCTCATCCCCTGGAAATCCTTCAAAGAAATCCGGACCATTTATGGTATTTCCCCCGTACTCAATTTCCGCACCTGATGATACGAAATAAGTTTTACCCGATACTATCTTAGTTTTACCCTCTGGTTGGGTATCTAAATACTTATAATATTCCTCCGTAGGTGTGTACCCATATTCACTGTACCAGAAATCCATGTCTATCTCTCTAAGACCATAGAATGAAAATATTCCTAAAGGTACGTCATAAGTATTAAATGCTGAGATTGTTTTAGAAGATCCAAAAGCTATAGATTCTGTAAAGTTAGAAATTTCTATAGTTGCATGAGTCTCAAAATCTTTTAATCCTACTATATCCCCGTTCTGATCAAATGCGTATTGATCTATGAATCTATATTTACCGGTAACTACGGATGAAGATATGTTTGAATATTCAGGTAGATTACTAAAAGAATCAGTGGATGTGTTTTTTATAGTCTCTATAAAAGTCTCACCTACTATAATTTTATTAGCATCCTCTATTTTTACTTTTACTCTAGTGTTAGAATAATTAGACCCTCCTATAAAAGATTGTCTCTGATTTATATCACATACATCTTTCTCATTTATGAATATAATTCCTCTTTTGGAATCAGGCATTCTCTGAGATGTTGTGAAATTCTGGAAAAAGTCCAAATAGTATTTACTATTCTCAGCAGTACCAGTTGCATTTGTTCTTATGACTACCTCATCTCCAGATTGGAAAGCTTCAAAAGAATTATAATTGAAACTATTGAATATTCCAGTTAGTGCTTTAGCAATATCCTCATTAGTACCAAAAGGATGATAATAATAAGCATTATCTTGTGCATAAAAACTTCCTGGGCCCCATTCGTCAATCGAAAAAGAAAGATCCGAAGCTTTTATAATATCATATTTAGCTCCTGGTACTCCATAATATCCCAAAGGATTATAGAATATAAAACAGTTCTCTGACAGGTTATTTATTTGGTTAGCTATTCTAATAACACTATAAGCTCTACCTTTATCTCCAGTAGTTACTGCAGGATATTGTTTTTTGGTAGCTGTATCTTTACCAGTAAATAAAGAAATATCTACAGAAGTGTCCTGTATTACAATCTCATTATCGTAGCCTAATATTCCATAACTCGAAGTTGACGGAGGAGGTGACGAGGTTAAATAGTTTTCATCTCTTTTTAAGGAATGGAAGTTCCCATTCTTATCCTTAATCCAGAAAAGCTTCGTTTCTTCTACTATATTAACATCATCCGAATTAGGTATTATTCCCGATATCTTTGTTGGGTCAAGATACAATCTAACACCATTATCATTATATTGAAAATAAGAAACATCCTGATAATAATATCCTTTATTATTTTTTTCAGGTATAGGCGTATTTCCGGACGAACCCTGACTTTTATATAGAGCATCGCCATCTAATTTAAAATTAGAAATATCTGCAGCATTTACATAAAGTCCAAAATACCTGTTAATTGTATAGTTTTCTGAATCGTTATCATTAAAAAGAAACTCCAGATTTAAAAGCTTATAGCTTAGAATCCCGTTGTTTCTAAAACCATTAGTTATAAAATCTTCAAACCCTATCTGTGTATCCGGATTTTTATAATAATCTATTAGAAAATCTCCCTTCTTATCAAATATACCAACTGAATAATTAACACCATTGAATGTTGTTAATTGGTTCTCCTCAAATCTAACATCTATTAAACTATCTGTGTAACCAGGAGTTGTTTTTATCTTTCTTAAATACTTACCAATATTAGAACTTTCAGTTAAATCAAAAGTTGCAATTGCAGTAGATTTTGGTAGGATCTTATCGTAGAAATGCTGTTCAGTATTTTCTACTAGGTTAATATTATACAAAGGATCCATTAATACCACAGTACCTTGTCCCTGTAAAACATTAAACGTATACGATGTTGCTGTAAAAATATTTCCGTCGCTATAAACTTGTGATCCGCTGGAAATCTGGAATGGTAAATAAGAAGAAGACTGTGTATTTACTGATGAGTCTTGTAGTACCTTATAAGATTTACCAATCTCTAAAGAAGTTACTGGAATTTGGTAAGAATAATCTATAGGATCATTAACCTTAAATATAACAAAATAGTCAGGAACATCCTTACCTAGCCAAAGAGGTGCTAAATAAGAAAAGTCCTCGTCATATTTGTCAGATATAAGAGGAGAAACACCAGAGCTATAAAAAAAATTATAGCTGCTTGAAAGATTGTTTATCTGGTTCTGAACTGGATCCCCTTCTCCCAACATTCCGAATACAAATTGAGAAGGAGTCTTACCCTCATTGAAAAATCTATAAAGATCTTTATCATAAGAAGTTTCCGGAGATATACGAAAACCTTTATAATAGCTATTTGACATCTCTTGGTTAGAGTCAATAGAATTTAGCCATATCCCGCTTTTAGAATCTACGGTTATTTTTACATTTCCCGAAATTCTTGGATTAGCTCTAAGTACTCCAAAAGATGAATCCTGCTTAATTATTTTTCTTGCCACTTATTAAATAGTTTTCTTACTTTGTGAATAAGCTGGTGAAACTAGAGAGGTCTTAGTATAACTTCCCGTTACAAGAACATCGAAAGAGAAAAGATCCTCGTTCTTCACCTGTATATCTATTCCAATTTTCTTAGTGTAGGTAATATTCTTAAGATTACCAGCAGATCTCCATCCTCCAACAAATCCTAATTTATCTTGAGCTCTCATTTGGAATATAAGAGGAACAGTTATAGCATTCTCCTGTCCAAAATCTAGCGTCTTCTTGGCAAGTTGTGTTGATCCTTCTATTTGAACTGCAGTATGATTAGTTGGTGATAAGAAAAGATATGATCCACAAGAGAACTTACCACATAAGAATTCATCCGACTCAACAAATCCTAATTTGTTAGGATAAGCGCTGTTATTAACACCGAAACTAGAACTAGATAGTGCTGGATAATATTCCAACTGCTGATATGGAGCAGTTTGAAATCCAGGAACTGAAGTAGTAGTATTTGTATCGGTTTCAAATCCTAGGGCATGTCTAAATGCAGGATATTGCATAGGACCAGATGGTGAAACTGAAGGATTCACAAGATTTACGAAAATAGGAACTCCCGAGCTTATATCTGGGTGAGAAACGTGGATACAAAATTCATTTAAGTTACCATTTCCGTCCGGAGCAAAAGAAGTATAAGTCCCTGCCCAAATATTAGCATTGGAACCCGCTCCAGTAACTGAAGTTGTATCTGGTCTGAAAGGTATTAATACCCCATTGTTATCTATAGGAAGTTGGCTAGTACCTACTAGGGATCCGTCATTTATATTCCAAGCTAATGATGTCGGAGGCGTAAAATATAGATTCTCATCCAATCCAGAAGATTTATATCTAGGATATATGAATTGAGAATAAGCATTTCCACTCTGATACCCAGAAGCTTGAATAAATGCTCCAGGGGAAGAAACATTAACATCTGCGTCTGTTATTCCGGAAAGCTGAATAGGGGTTTCCCCATATTTTCTATTATTATTGTAATCGGTCTGACTTGATATAGTATTAGGAGCTTTTACTCCTTGTCCTCCTGGAATAAGAGATGATAATTCTAAAGGAGTTGCTGCTTCGTTTCTTAATTCTACATAATAAACAACAGATGCAATCTTACCTTTGTTATTAGGATTTGTAAGATCTATTAATTGATCATAATATCCAGCAAAAAGGTTTACCGTACTTCCAGGATTTACTTTGTTTGAAGTGCTTCCATTTCTTATATAAACACCTAAAGTTCCTTTTGCTTTTGCTATCAAAGCTCTTAGCGACTGTAATTCATTATCAATTTGTGTAAGCTTCTGGAAAAGATCTAAAGCTTTACCAGTTGAATCAAAGAATCCAGATGCTATAACAGAAGAATTATGTGCATAAAACTTATCACCAGAAGTAAATTGAGTAGATAAATGCTGATCTAATCCTTTTGCTTGTAGATCTTCCTGAATTTTAACTACTGCATTATCTGTGTTGTTCTGTGAAACAAAAGAAGTGTTATCTATTTGTACAACTAAATCCGGTGGAAAATCGACAATAGCTGACGTTGACCAATCGGAAGTTAAAGGGTTAGTAGGCCAGCCAGCCTCAGATATTGATTGAACTTGTATCTCTACCTTTTCTCCCTTGGTTATAGGAATATCTAATTGATTTATATTTACTGTATTAGCGTCGCTAACGTCCTCTATTTGCCAAATATAAGTTCCAGTATTAGTATCATATACTTTCTTTCTTACATCAGTTTTAAACTGAGTCCAGTTTGTAAATTGTCCAGTCTTTTGAACTCCATTATTATCGATGTAATCTATCTGTTCAACGCCATTAGGATTCCCGGTTAGAGAAAGATATCTATATCTTACATTAAACTGAACTATATTTTGTTCTCCTGTTTTAGGATCAGATATAGGTTCAGGTATTGGCCAGAATCCCCTAACTCTGTATTTAGGAGCTTCCGTTAATTCAGGAACTGCTATTATTAAGTTGTTTATCTCCGTTATCGTAGTAGATAAAAGATCTGTTTTAGAGCCTTTATCTTTAGTAAGAGTTAATATCTTATCATTTAATTTTTTAAACTCCGCATTAGGTGTTTTTGAACTAGATGTCGTAGTTAATTCAGAAAGTTGTTTTCTTGTCTGATCTATAGCTCTATCTATTGATTCTACTTCATTCTTTAAAGTGGTTTTAATCTTTATCTTATCTTTAAAAGAATTGTTCTCTTTGGAATCAGTTACCTGAGAATTTACCTTAACTACTTTAAAGTTATCTGTGGAAACTACAGGAGCAGATGGAGATTGCCCATAAACAGCAGGTATGGTATTTTCTTTAGCAGCAGCTATAAATATTTTACCGAAATCCGAAACCTGTGAATTATAAAATTCCTCCAATGTTTTTACTCCATCTGAAGTGCTTATCTGTAATTCATTAGACCAGAAGCAAATTCCTGGGCTATATTTACTAGCTGCGACATTAAAGTCCCCATCTATAGATTTTATAAATACGCCCTGTCTCTCGTCAAACCCAACATTTATTTCTACTTGTCTATTTGATAAAACATTTGAATAGATTGTCAATGAGGCATCACCTATCTTAATAGGTTCGAATCCAAATAGTCTTTTTAGTACAACAGTTTGATCACTTACGTCTATTGAGCTTATCTCGTATTTAGTTCCTCCACTAGTTATAAGTAAATCACCTTTTGCTAATGTTCTTGAATTTTCAGTATCTGATAAGTTATCAGTGTATCTAATTCCGTTAAGCTTATACTTTCTAACTGTAGTGGTAGTAGTAACCCCATCAACTGTAGTTTGTACTTCCTCGTCAAATATTCTAAGAACTCCAAAAGATCCAGTAAATCTTACTGTTCTTAAGTCTAAACTGTTTATTTGCTCGTCTATAAAGTATTGTATGCCTTGGCTCTCTAAAGATGCTATAAAGTCAGAATCTGTTAAATCGTTACGTCCTTTTAAGTTATTATCAAAGTACTGCTTCTGTACATCAGATTGTGTATTAGCTATAACCCTTTTTACATAAACGCTCTCTGAATTTTCTGGTATTTGATTTTCAACATCAATTTCTACATAGAGAAGGGGATTTAAAAAAGATTCAAAAAACCAGTTATTTCTAGCTTGGAAAGTAGAAGGTATCTGTAAACTAGTAGGAGATGATGGATCAGTTAATGTTCTGGACTGGTATATTTTTGCTACTGTACCATCAGGATTTCTAACATTGGCTTTATTATCGTCTAATCCAGAAAGAGCCTTGATGTTCTGATCTAATCTATTAATTTCAGTTTTTAAATAACCAAAAGAAGGAACTTGTATATTCTCTGATGTGTTATCATCCATCAGAAATTCTATCTCTACAGAGTCTTTAGAAGATGTTGTTACATCGTTTAATTTGTTTATTATCTCCAAAGAGTTCTTTTGGAGTCTAAGAAACTGTGCTATTAATGATGAGAATGAATTTTTAGTATTCGACATTTTTTTATCTTATTTGATCGATTTCAAATATTAAGTTTTTCTCGTCTACACAAACAATATCAAATATTGGTTTATATCCAGAACTAGAAAACTGAACGTTTAAGAATCCAGCAACAACTACTGAATATGGTACACCAGAAGGATTAGTTTTAGGATATTCTCCTAAAGCATCTGTAAGGATAACTATTGAATAGTTTCCGAGATCGATCTCATCTCCTATTACAAATCTTATTACCTGTCCTTTTTGCCATTTATTTAAGCTATCATCTATTCTTATAACTATATCATTAGTGGCAGTTATAGATACCCCATTATTTTTATGTTTTAAATAATTGGTGTATAGAGATAGAGGAACAGTATTACCTGAAACTGGATTTATTGTAAACAATGAACTGTTACCTATATTATAATCTTGCTGTGTTACATCAACCTTTAATATGTTAGGTGTATTTCTGTTTACAGAAGTTCCATTCCCATCTTTTAACAGGTCTAGATTATAAGACATGTTGATGGAAGTTTGGTTTTGTAAGATATTTTGTATACTATCAGTATTCTGTTCGATTAGACTTAAAATATCCTGAGTGTTATCAAATAGAGCCTGATTAGCTTGCAGAGAAGCTTCTACTACATCCAATCTTGCTTTTATTTCATTACTATCATCAGTGTTTATTATTAGATCCTTAAGGTCATTAATATCTTGTTGCATATTAATGATCTGAAGTGTTCTATCGTTTAGATTTTTAGCAGCATCCTGTAAAACAGTAGCAGCATCCATGAAAATAGATAGAGAGAATGATGAATAATCATTTATCGCTTGTTCAACCCCAGTACTTTCTACATCAGTATCAAACTTTAGATTTATCTTAAATCCGTAAGAATTACCGTTTAATTTGGTTATTGGATCTGGTTTAAACTTCTTGAATGTAGGTAACTTAGCTGCATTTGTTGATACAGGTTCAGGATCATTCAAGAAAAGTATCCCGTATAAATTAGTTTCTGAATCTGTGGGATTATTAGGATCGTATACATCGTAATAAACCAGAACTGCGTTAAACTCAAAAGAAGTAGTAACTGGTGTACCGTTCCACTCTTCTATTGTTGATATCCCAACGTAGTTTTGAATTGCTTTGTAAGATGCAGGATCAAAATCAATTTGTACACCATCTAAATTACTTCTCTTGTATGTTACAGTATAACCAGTAGGTCCTGAAGCAGCTAAATATTTTTCTAATGTGTAGTTAGTATTGTCAAAGAAAGAGGGATCAGTAAAATATGAATTAGCCTCATCCCTTGGTGAATACCAGTTATTAGAAAATGATCCTGTAGCAGATGCACCACTAACTCCAGGGTCTCCTAATACGTCCTGATCAAATATTGCCAGCTTAGGTAATCCATTAGGACCATATAAACCGGAAGCAGAATCTCTGCCTTGTAAATATTCGGTGTCTGTTGGATCCGCTGGTAAATGTGTCCAAGTACGGTCTGGGTAATAGTTCTCATCCGCTACCGTTTTAAAAAGAACATAAGGAGTTCCTCCATCACCAGTTGGTACATGTATATAAACCTCGGAATACGCGTTTTCTGAATTCTGTACGGAATTTACAACATCAATATCGCCTACGTATTGAACAATTCTTTCATATCTTGGGGTAGGTGATCCGTTACCTGTTAGGAATGTATCCTCCTCTACCCATCTTTTATCTGAATATGGAAATCCATCTTTAGTGGTAGTAGTTGTTTGGTTTAAAGAAGCTACCACCTCATTATTATTGGCAGCTCTATATCTTACACCACCTAGCTCTTTAACCCATTTCCAAAAAACTCTCTCTGATACATTTCTTTTTAAATCTGGATTGTAATTAGGATCTGATATAACAGTTGATTCTAGATTTAAACAGTAATTCTGAAATGATATCTCAGGAGAAGGACTTAAGTTATTCGGGTTGGTAAGAATAAAATCACCTTCTGCAGCATCTAAAAATGTAGTATCTATAGCATTGAACTGAAGTGTATTCTCTCCGTATGTTGGAGATCCAAATTCAGGAAGCTTTAATAAAGCATATTTAGAAAAAGAGAACTTCTTTAATGAATTATTGAATGTTAAAGATAGATCTTCCGCAGCAGAAGAGAAGGTATAGAATGTACCTCCCTGAACTGCTATGGGTCTTATATAAGGTGTTTTTGCCATTTATTGATACTTAATTAGTATGTGAATCCTTGTGTATCAGATACCAATACCCAAGATCCTTTTTGTGTACCTGAGGATTGGTCTATTCTAGGCTCCCACATAATAGTAAACGAAGACTTATACTGATTTCCAGGTGTTTGTATAGAAGGATCTGTGTATGAGCCGTCACCAGTTGAGAATCCTGTGTAGTAGTAAGGTGAAGGTCCAGTAACACCAGTAGCTATCGATCCAGTAGATGTCGCAGCGTCTATAAGCGTTAAAGTGTAACCTGCAGGGATATCAGAAGCAGTTGCTCCAGCACCTGTTGTTGCATAAAAGAAAAATCCTGTAGAGTTTGCAGCATCAGCAGGCGCACTCGAAACATAGTCAGATTGTATATAGATGACATTTTCAGTTAATGTTAATTGGTAAGGCGAGGAATAAGTTCCAGTAACGCCAGCTCCTGGAGCAGAAGGAAAAGCTGTTGTTGATCCTACAGTTGCTTTTCTATTTGTGTTAACAAAATTTCCGGAAGCTCCTATACTAGTTCTTCCTTCGAGATTAACTACGGATTGGAAAGTAGCAGTAGCTCCAAAAGTAGCAGTTCCAGATGCTCCTAACACATTAGCTTGAAGAACGTTGGAAAAAATACCAGTTGCTCCAGCAATTGTATTAGATGCAATTACAGATCCACCACTCGCTCCAGTTCCGTATATCTGTATAGTTGGTGACCCTGAAGCGGGCATAACCAAACTATTTGTTAGCATTGATTTTGATTTAATTTGCCCGCTTGAAGCACTAGAAACGTCTAGTGATCCAGTTAACACATTTATATTAAAAGTGTTTTCTAGATCGTTGTAGGCATTCTCTAATAGCAAAAAGTTAGCATTAATAGTTAATCTTGATCCGGAAATAGAATCTGTTCCAAGGATTTCGGTAATTGTAATTGCCATTTGATTTTTCTTTTTTTGATATATATCCTGTACTTAATACTTTAAGAAAAGACAGGGATAATTATTAAACTGAGAAATATCGAATATGTTTCTCAAAATAAAAAAAATCTTATGACAGGAAGCAATTGGACTCAAAAGAGAAAACCAAAAAATCCCATTAAATTTAAAATCAATTTAAACGAGGAGCAAAAAGATGCTAAAGCCATCATACTGGAAAACCCAGTTAACGTTTTAAAAGGAGCAGCAGGCTCAGGTAAAACTTTATTAGCTGTCCAGATAGCTTTGGATATGTTATTCAACAGGGAAATAGAAAAGCTAGTTATCACTAGACCAACTGTTGCAAAAGAAGATATCGGATTTCTTCCGGGAGATTTAAAGGAGAAAATGGATCCTTGGTTAGCCCCTATTTATGCTAATCTGGAAATGGTCTACGATAAAACCAAAATAGAAAAATTACTCAGTGAGGGTATCATCGAAATTCTTCCCTTCCCCTTCATGAGAGGTAGAACATTGGTTAATTCTTGTGTAATAGTAGATGAGGCTCAAAACGTAACTATGAGTCAAATGGAAATGGTTCTTGGTAGACTTGGTATAGGATCTAAAATAATGATATGCGGGGACACATCTCAGATCGATTTAAAAAACAAGAAAGAATCAGGTCTAGATTTTATGAATACACTTGCAGCAAGAGTCCCTGGTGTTAAGGTTATTACATTAAAGAAAAACCACAGGCATCCTATAGTTCCTGAAATTCTTGATGTTTATAGAGAATATACTACTTAAGATCCTATATCAAATCTTGAATAAGGAGGGAATCCTAAATCCTTTCTGTCGTAGTATATTGATCTGATTAAATAATCGCTAGGATTAACTACTTCAGGTGTTAGGTCACCAGCAAAAGGAGATTTATGATCTATTACCCTTATTTTGCCCTTGTGTTCTGTTTGATATATGTTTCCATTGGCATCTTGTAGCTCACAGGATATAGTGTAGAATCCTGGTTCTAGGAAAGTCCATATGAAATAAGGTGTTTTTCTTATCTTGACTATAACATTTCCATTTTCTGTATCTGTAAGAGTCCATATATGATCTTTCTTACCAGGGATTAAAGAATCTATTGGATTTATAAATATAGTAGTAGCCAAAGGTATTTCAAACTCTTCTTGATAAAATTTCTCTTCCCTCCAAGACCAAGAGTGAGATCCTAGCCAAGATTGAACTCCTCCTATTTTTAACCCAGACTGGAATCTTTGTTTAGGTATTTTACCAAGGAAAGCATCTAAGCTACCTCCAGGAGGAGAAAGAACCACATAAGGTGAGAATTCAGCTTCTCCGTCAAAATATCCAGTTATGTAAATATTTTCTTCCTTATCGAGTACTAAATCAGCCCCAGAGTCATTGTTTATTCCTCCAGCAGTAACTATATCAACAAGTAATCCGTCCTTATTGAATTTAGTTAAGTATATGTCAGTTCCTCCTCTAGATTCAAGCTCTACCGGAGAGAAGTATGCTCCAGATGTGTAGGATCCAGTAATATAAACATTCTCCTCTGAGTCACTTTCAACATCGTGAGCAGTATCTCCTGAAGATCCTCCACACATCTTCATCCAAACCAATTTTCCAGTAGACAGAAGTTTTATCAGGAATATATCATTTACTCCAGGGAATGATGAAAGCTGTTTATCCTCTATTTCTATAGTACCTTGGAATGATCCAGTTATTAAAACATGTCCTTTAGGATCTACACAAATTGAAGTATCTGTAAATGATGTAGATGCGTTATAAGCAAAGCTATCTGCCCATAGACATGTTCCATCTCCCGTGTAAATTTTAGCTACAAACATATCCGGATTACCAACACCAGATAGCTGGATAGGATCTAGATTTATCTCAGTTTCAAAAACACCCGTTAAATAAAGATATTCCTCTTTTAATATAGCTATTTCATTAGCTTTGGAATAAGTTCCATCTGTTAATTGCTTAGCCCAAACAAAATTTAAAGTGGAATCTAGTTTAGCAACGAATCCAGAATCTTGTCCAGATGATGTTAATGTATAAATACCAAGATTAAGTGTTCCTTCAAATCCGCCACATATATAGACATTTTCATATTTGTCTACTTTAATATCACCCAAAAATTGGGAAGGTGTAACTGGTATGTTTATTATATTTAGAAGATCTCCTCCAGAATTGTATTTGTTTATTTCTATAAATCCTGTTAGATTGTTATCACAAACTACGTAAATGTTCCCGCCTTCATCTGTTACAACAGATCTTCCGAATATAGGACCTTGTGGAGATGTTGAGTCAATTGATCTTGCCCATTGTAATACACCGCCTTTGTTATATTTTGCTATATAAACACCCTGATCTAATGTTGTTAAATAAACGTCTTGAGTACCTATATTGTTTACCTCTCCCATGAATATAGTACCATTGAAATCTCCGATAGCAATAATATCTCCTTCATTATCTACTGTGACCTTAACCCCCTGATCTGGGTCGCTATTTCCTAGAGTTATAACCCATTCAAAATTCTCGAAAAGATCCCTAGATTTTTTCTGAGCTATCCTTTCTATTTGTGAATTTTTCCAGTAAGGTTCTTTCGTTGCTTTACCCTCTATAATATCTCGTAAGGGCGCGTATAAGAAGACATGATCCAGATCCAAAGATGGAAACTGGTCTTTCAGACGATCGATGTTATAACGCTGCCAAACGGGCTTATACCATGAATATCTATCGACATTAGGCATCACTGGTCTAGTGTAATCAGAGTTTAGTGTTATATTGTCATTAAAAGGTCCTACTACAAAGCTAAATCCTAACTGTGAGTTGCCTATAGCGCTGTTATAAATATACTCTATCGACGGGAGAGGAGTTGAAGATTCATGATAAACGAAATCCCACCCCTGTACATCAGATATTTTAGAACTTGCATGTACATGAGGTATAATATAGTCAAGCTTTCCTATCTCGCCGTCCTCTGTCAGGAATATCAAATTTCTAGGATATGTAGTTTCTCCATTTTTAATTGTTTTCCATGGAGCAGAAAGAAGTGTTTTACCGTGTAGTACATTACAAGGATTTATTAAAGAAATTCCATCGTTCCTGTATAAAACTTTAGTAAAGAAATATCCATCAAAGAAATATAGCTCCGCATTTCCTGGAGAAGATCCCTGATCTATTGTAAACCATATGTTAGCATTACCAGTCTCTACGATATTACCGAACTTTCCAGTTGATATCTCTGGATTAGTTCCATTGTTCCATACTGCCCATCTTGTATTATCCCAATAAACTAATGAAGATCCAGTTCCTATCCATTTGTGATCTAATTTATCAAGCTCAATCGAATAAACATCATTATCAGGTAGTCCCGAATTTCCATCGTTGTAATTTTTAAAACTAACCCCATTAAATCTTGATAAGCCATTATCTGTAGCAATCCAAAGATACCATTTGTTTATTCCGTAATATTCTAATCTAAGATCTCTGATGTTATCGGAAGGAATATCAGAATTAGCTGTGGTGTAAAGTCCCCAAGAATTCGCATGTGAATCGTAAAATAAAAGTCCGTCGAAAGAAGGAGACGAGTTACATGTAAATGCTGCAAATATATCACCGCTCTGAGGGTTTATTTCTATTGCATTTATACTTGAAGCAGTTATAGGACTAACTGGGTTTCCTCCATTGTCTACGAAATCACTTACGGAATAAGCTAAGCTGTTAGAAGGATCTCTATCGTCTATTTTAACCAGAGGTGTTAAACTGTTTTCTACACCGATCCATTTAACATCGTTTCTATCAATTTTTATACAATTTGTTAAAATAGATACACCAGGCATTACACTGTTAGTAGAGTCATAAGTGGTGTAATTTAATCCATCAAATTTTATAACATCCTCCCCAGTTACCCATATATCTCCATCAGCATCCCAAGCTAATCCTGTTGGCTCGAAAAGAACAGGTGAATATGTTGGAATCTTGAAAAATTTAGAAGTTATGTTCTTAGGACCTGGGTTTGTGCTAAGGTCTGGTGAAATTGGATTGCTGTTTATATAAAAATTATTAGGAAGAGCTGAGAATCCTCTTACAGTGTAATCAAACCTATCAATGTTTACATCACCAGAATTGTTTAATTGGTCTGCTGCTTCCTCTAAATCTAAATAATTATTATTCGGCGAATCTGTTTCAGTTAATATTATTCCAGAAGAATCACTAGTAACTCTAATCCTATCACCATATTGTAGTGAATATAAATCGAACCCACCTAGCCAATCATTATGGTAGTCGTACATATCCCATGTATGAGCATAAGCTTTTTCAAAAGCAAAATCTTCAAAAGTTTCCCATGATAACCTTTTAGTACCCCAGTACTTCATTTCCTTTTTAGGGATAGTAACGAAGTCATAAGGAACGTAAGATTCTGTTTCGTTAACACCACCAGAGAAGCTAGTAGATATAGGAGATGCTAGTATTGATCCGGTTACCTGTATTATAACTGACTTACCGTTCCATAAAGAACCGGAGTTGTTTGGCGCTTGTATAGTAAAAGTCTTGTATCCAGGAATAACTGAATCAACTAAGGATACAACTTTATACTTTGGATTTATTGGAGAAGCATTTATGATACTATACAGTAAAGATGTCGTTGAATTTAAATCACCCTGAAAATTACAAGACGCTACCTGAACGGAATCAATTATTATATTTATTGTACCCGATCCATAAACATGCCCACCGCTTATAGGAGTAATAATTATGTCAGGGATCTCAAATGTGTTGCTTCCAGTAACTGTTATAGGGTATTGTCCATAAGGAGCGCCGGCTGCATCGTATATCCAAACAGTTGATCCTGATGAATACCCATGAGGAGTTAAAGTAGTAACAGTAGCTAAATCATATCCACTTCCGTTATAAGAGCTAACAATACTAGATATACCTATTTCATCCGCACCTATATCGAAAGTTGCGGTGGCTTTAACTTCAGGTAATTTAGTTAACACCTCGCATTGTTGACCCTCATTAAAGTTATTAGAGTATTCAGGATAGTTCTGTATAAATTGTGAAATATCTAATAAGTTACTTGTGTTCTCTACTGGGAAAATCCATTGAGAAAAATAGCTATCCCATTTAAGAGGCATATTGTCCCAGTTATAGATTTCGGATTCTCTAAATCTAGTAATAGTATTTAGTTCTATTCCCCTCTTATCTACTTTTACTATCCCTCTTTTTATACCCAGAGATATAGAATTTAATGTGTCCCAAACTCTACATTTAACATTGTACTCCCCGTCATATGGTAAAAAATGCACGAGAGTATCCAATCCCGGTAAATCACCAGTTATCTGGAAATAATAAGGCTTATCGTCATCATCCTTGTATATTGTCCATTCTATTTCATAGAAATCCAAATATGGTATTCTGTCCCAAGAATAAAATCCGTTAGAGTGTACAAAATTCTGATAGTAATCAAAAACATAAGAACTGAATTTAATATTCGTCGGACTGACCTTCCAATTTGAATATTCTCCAGATCCCCTTGTGTATATGAATTCAATATAAAGATCTCCGGTTAGTGTATTATAATCTCCAGAACTACAGTATCCTAAAACTAAATTACCAGGAGAGTCCACTGATTCCACTCTTACAAATATAACCTCTGGTGATGTGGTAGAAAACCAATCCTTTCCTGTTCCTATATTAATTGTTGTATTGCTAGGAAAAGTATCAGGCAATGTAAATGTGTCAGTACTATAGGCATTTTGTAAAGGTCCCCCTGGATTCTGTGAAGTTGTACTAGTGTAACTAGCTATATCTAAATCAGTTAGGGTTATTGTTGTATCGAAAGATGTCCAGCTACCACTTATTTCTTCCCAAGAGAGATCAAAGGTATTATTCGTTATTATGATAGGACACCCAGCAGGAAAAACATAGTCACTGCTATCAGAAAATAGTTTATACCCTGGCGGATCGTAATCCCCATCTCCAAGAAACTTAGGCATTTCTCCAGATTTAACATCATCATAAAAGCTTCTTACTGCAGTTTCTAATGCTGGTATTGCTGATTTAGGATATTCCTGGAAGAACGAATAAGGATCTACAGTATTACCATAAAGACTTATGCCCGCCTCAGTTCCATTTACTGCAGGATATAAAAGACCCGATTGATTTGGCTTTGTATAAAAAGGTCTTAAATCCTCTATGTAACCTTCATTAGGGAAAACAGTAAAGTCAACCTCTATACCGCCTTTAATTTCACTTATGTCTACAGAATCTGTCCAGCCTCTTGTTTTATAAATATTAAAATAAACACCCTCTCCGGTTATATCAATAATCCTGGCATTTAATGGAAGGTAATCTCTTTTTAATCTTTCTTTTAGTCCGAATAGCTTTATAAGTACTTCCTCTGGACTAAACAAGAAGCTATCTTCAACTATTGGGTATCCGTATTGATCCTCATCTTGATCCTCTACTACTCTGTTAATATCATAGAAAAGACCAAATAAAGCGGTTTTCTTATAAGATTTAGAAGGGAATATTTTATCCAGCTGTTTTTTTAGTCCGAATGTACCGTCCTTCTTTTTACCGTATATCTCTACTTGCTTGTATTTTCCCTCGTTCTCGTCTTTTATTAAACTACTTATCAGTTCCAATTTACTTTGGCCCTCTAAGTTTGGCTGTGATAGCTGATCTAAAATCTTTTGATTTTGCTGTAAAGGTGTTAATGTATCAGCATCATCTTTTTTTATATTTAGCCAATATTCTTTTACTCTAAGATCATAGTATCCAAAGAATTTTATTGCATTGAAAAGAGACTTATATGAACCTAAATACGGGAATATACTTTCTCCAGTGAGAAGTAACTCCTTTCTTTTCTTGTTTATTATCTCATAATCTGGAAATTCTTCCTTTATATCACTTTCTCTTACTATAAAAGCGTCATCCGGATTAAATGATCTACCAAAGTTACCTAGAATAACAGACAATCTACTATCTTCGCCTTCTACTTCACCGTGGAAGTTAATAGACATTATAGTTACCGGATTATTAGGATCAGTATAGTCTTCTAATATTAAAGTTCTGTCATATATCCCTTCAGTGTTAGAGTTTAATGCAATATTGATTTGCATTGAAGATGGATTGATATCGTTACTTATAACTATTCCACCAGGAGATGAAATAGTATCGCCACTTACAACCTCAGGATAAAACTCAATATTATTAGACTTAACGAGTATAGGAGCATCCAGATTTCCATCAACACCAAGCTCGTATGTATAAATTATGGATTCTACGTTGGTCCTCCCATCGTAATTAGAAACCCATCTAGTTCTCCAAACAGGAGCACCCGGGCTAACTCCATAGGAGTGTGGAAATCCATATTTTATTTCAGAAGATGGGTTTAGAAATTTTTCAATTACGAATATGTGTTCAATCTCAAAAAGTTTTTCGGATACTACCTCAAATAGAACCGATCCCTCCCAATATTCACCATTCCATTTAAAATTATATTGGTCCCCTTTTTTATTAAAGAATAAAAGATTTTCAAAAGCCATTCTATCTTACGTATTTGTTATTTTTAGGAACAGTATAATTAAAATAGTTCTTTATATACTTAGTAGTTTCAAACAGGGCATAAACAACTTTCTCTATACTTGCTAATATTACCAATCTATTATTATCACCATTTAATACAGGATTAGACAATGTTTTTTGGAATATTTTTCCTTCGTAATCAAAACCAACATTAGATCTAACATCGTTCTGAGAGTTTATAAATTCAAACCAGCTTTTCTTTTCCATTTTAGTTTCCTGTTTTTAACGAGCTCTTTAATATATTATTAACTCTCGAGTTATAAGTGAAAGGAACAATAGATCTAATATCTATATTTATAGATGACAGGGTATTCATACCAGCTCCAAGATCGTAAAAGATCCCGTTTCTATCTTCCCATCCTCCGGATATAATAACTATCTCGTCCTTACTCATAACTATATCACCAAATTCATCAAAGCCAATCTCTGGTGAATTTGGATTTTGTGCCTTAGCAGCTTCGTTTTCTTCACCAACAAAATAAAGTGAAACCGAATCCACCCCTTCTATTTCTTCTACCGCAGCGATTAAATCCGATCTCGGGATCTTATCTCTTCTTCTGATATTCAAAAAGTAATCGCTCATTGTATTTACTATCTGTGACTTTACAGTATCAGGATCATTCCCTTCGAATATACTTATTGAGATGTTAACAACATATTTTTTAATCACAGGATCTAATATTCTTACCTCAGTGGTAACTATTTTCTGTCCGCTCTCATCTAATAATTGATTTATTCTATCTCTTTGTGGTTGAGTTAATTTAAATCTGGAAACCGGTATATCAAAATACGTTTCGTTGCTTTTTAAAGTCAATTGTATATCTGGTACAAGTATCAAGTAAATAATATTATCGTCATCTATGTACTGATCGTCAAAAGTTGTAAAGGCTTCTATTATGGAAAATTGCCCAAACTTTTCAAAGAAAGTTATGTAGTTAGTAGGATTTGCTAAAACAAAACTTCTTGATGTCTTAGGAGCTATTAGTCTTGTTAGATCTACTGGCTCCTGTCCAGCTCCAAGTTGTGGAGCAATAGTACAAGAAATTTGAAGAACATCTGCAAGAGTTACTGTATTGCCAAAAAGATCTGTTCCCTCAGAATCAAATCTAAATATAACCTGTGCAGAGTCGTCTACAACTATATTACCAGAAGCACCAGCAGATTCTAGGTAGGTAACTTCTATTATAGATCCAGACGATGGAGGTAACCCAAAGTCACCCGTTCCAAAAAATATATCTATACCAGATATTATGGAACTTTTTACTATGTACCCTAATCCGTTCCTAGGAATATCATAGAGAGAATCGTATTGTTTCCATTCAACACCGTTAACTTTAACATAAACTTCAAAGTTTTCTATACTCGAAGTTCCTCTTGAAGAGATATTATAGCTTTGGAGTTTCCCACCATTCCCGGTATATTGATTTACATTTAGCGTTCCTTCTACTACAGAACATGCTAAATTTGATGTGCTATCTAGATTTAGTCTTGTGTATTCTTGTGGAAATTTAAGCAGATATGTTTTACCATTATTTACACATTTGATCTCGGAGTTTTTAGGAATAAGAACCGCGCTTCCTCCAATATCTTCAAATCCTTTACCGTTCCATTTTATAATAACCTCTCCTTTAGCTGATATTGCTCTAGTTGGATTGTGCCCAGTTAAAGCTGCCAATCCATATATAGACGATTCTCTGGTAGCTGTGTTTATGTTTAATTCAGTTATTGAATCCTCAATGAAGAATAAGATAAATTGGGAAAGGTTATCTAAAACAAATATTATTTGTCCCCACACCGAAGCTACGGTAAATAGCTGATTAGACATTCCATATCTTGCCTGTATTAACTCAAAAGTCTGTGTTAATAAGTCAGATATCTTTGCCCGATTTTTTGATAATAAATCCATTTTATAATATTTTAATTCCTAATATAGGGTTACCCTTTATTGCAAAATCGATAACGCAAGCATCTCTAGTATCACCCTGAAAAAATCCGATTTTGAATTCAACATTAAAAAGGGAATAAGCTATAGGTACATACGTCATGAGATGAAGATCTATAGCTCTAGTTAAAGTGTTCTGGTCTACACCAAGATCAAATATAAGCCCTTCTAGATCTATACCAAAATAAGGATCTCCTAAAACCTCACCAGGTCTAGAAAGCATACAATTCTTAATCATACCAATAAGGATTTCTACCTCATCATCGGTATGTAAAAGACCCTCCTTGTAATTTGGATCATCAGGATTCCTTGGATAAATTTCAGAAAATCTTGCCATCTTGCTCTATATATTCCAAGAATTAATAACACAATAAATTAATTCCACTGCAAGAAGTATGAAGGAGTATTCTCGTCTTTTATCATCTGGATAATCTCCTGTTTTTCTGTGGTTCCTATAGTTTGTATATTGTTATAGTTGACTCTAACACCGCCAGGGAGATTGTATTCGAATGTACCTAGTAATCTACCTATATTTATTTTACCCTCTGCTAAACAATATCTAACAAATAGTTCGTCATCATATAAATTTTCTTCTGGTATATCAATGTATGCTCTTACACCAACATCGGTACCAGTAAAAAGAGTACTGGAGCTTCCTCCGTCTGTTTGATAAGTTCTATTAGGATCTCTACCTAATATGGTTAATCTTTTGGTGTTTTTGTTGTAATTAAAAGCATATGTTTCCAAAAGATAAGCTTTTGCTAAATCGAAGAATGAATATAAAACCGTTCTATAAACTAGGTTATCCCCAACAAAAGGAGAAAGCATAAGCTCAGATCCTAAAAGTTTAGAGTCACCAAAATCTTTATCCGGTGTACCGATCAATCCTCCTCCGTTAACCTCTCTTACCTCGTATATAGATCTCACACACTGAGGCATTTGTATTTGTCTAGTTGCTCTGAAAGCAGGTGTTGAAAAAAGCTCTCTCCCTAATACAAAAATTCTATCTTCTACTGCATATTGATAGTTATCATAAAAGTATGCTCTTGCTCTTTTAATGATCCTTTTTATCTCTTGCTCATTTAGATTGTAAGGTAATGCACAAGAATGAGATATGTCATCTTTTATTTCCTGTATTAGATCTGCTTCAGTCATGACATTAATTATTTGATTTGAAGTTTATTCCAGGAATACCTGATGGCTTAGAATTGTTATCACCAAATCTTACTGGCTTAGAAAGAGCTTCACCCTCGTTTCTATTTGGGAACTGTTGTTTTTTAGAACTTCCTTTTAATTTCTTATCGTCCTCAGCCTCTTTAACTATTTCAGTTTCTGGAGATATAGTAGCAAGTTTCCCAATAAACCCAGATCTAATTATACCACCAAACACTTCACAGTTTATTTCCTTCTCCTTGTTATCAATATAACTATCATGAACTGTGTTTGTGAAATAAATATCAGAAACCATTATTTTAGATCTGTTTATTTCATTATTCGTTATCAAATCACATTCTTCAATAGTGCAATCGTTAAGTTTACAAGTAAACAATCTACAGTTTAAAACATTTCCAGCTATTTCACTTTCTAAGATATCATAGTCCTTCAACAAGTAAGCTCTTTGAGTTTTAATATCTTTTAGCTGGAATTTACCAAGATTACTATCGTAATTTATAATTCCCTCCTTTATATTATTCTCAACTATTATATCGTAAAGAACCTCTCTTATATTAAGGAAGAAAGATCTTAAAATCTGGGGATCAGATCTAAGATCTACCATTACATTTAAGTGTGGGTAATTTTTCTGGAATGTTTCAGGATCTATAAATGTCGATGAATTCTTGTATATCTCATTCAGAAATAATTTAAGAATCTTAACATCATTATCTGTAAATCCGTTATTGAATCTAAGAACATCAACAGTGTAGGTTACTATATAGTCTATTACATCCTTTATAGCATTATATTTTTTCTGATAATCCTTACCTCCTAAATATCTAACCTCAAAATATCCATCTGGGACCTTTAAAAAATTAATTCCCATGTTTTTTTCGAGAGGAACGTCAAAAAGATTCTTGTCTATAAAAGATATGTTAGTGGGATCTACAAACTTATTAGAAGGCACTATTCTTTTTATAGACTTAGCGTATAAAGATCCCATTCTATCTGGGAATCTTTTATAGATAATATTCTCATCAAACCCTAATATAAATTTAAGAATATTTATTTGGGTCATAGGAGGAACGTCAGGATAAATCGAAGTGTCTATACTAACACCGAACTGGAAAGCACATTTCTTATCAGTGTATCCATTCTCGTCTATCCACTTAAGGGTTTTTATTAATATTACGACCGCTTCAAAATAAGGAAGCGGTCCAGTAATAAATTCTACCATTTTTGAGCCTCCCGAATAATCAGGTTCTAACTTAAAAATGTCCTTAGTTGGTTTAAAGTTGGAATGATACTTTTTAAAAACTAGCACTTTTTTTCCAAGGACCTTGCCAAGGTCATATGCTATTTCGTTTCTATTTAAGTTGCTATAAAACTCAAATTCGAAACCAAGTTTAGCAGAATAGAAAAAATCATTACCAAGTAAATTAGCCAATTTTTTATTTCTCTATTAATTGTATTTTGAGAGTAGAACTATCTACACTCAAGATAGAAAAATCAACCGATTTTCCAACCTCATATTCTTTAATAGAGTTTACTAATCTTTCTTTTTCGATAAGTCCAGTTAATCCGTTTTCCATTTTAACAAAAACACCGAAGGTTTTAATTTTAGTAATCTCTCCTTTATATATTTTCAAATCGGTATTTTCCCCTAAAACTTCAGACGAAGTATCCTTCATTTCTTGGATATTTTTCATTTTCTCGCTAGGCTGAGTAACAGACAAGGATATTCTTTGTGGATTCTTTATATCTAAGACATAAAATTCTACAACATCACCAGCACTATAAGAAGAAAGAGTTTCTCTGTTTGAGTCGTCCATAGGAATTATTCCTGTATAGATCTCGTCCCATTCAACAAAAACTCCTCCGTTAGAAGCTCCAGTAACGACTCCTTCATACTTGCTAGAGAATGATAGATTTTGAACCTCACTGTCGATGATCTTCCTTAGGTATTTTTTAAATGAAACTACGAAGATATCTCTTTTCTGGTCATAGACCTCAACCATAACGTTTAATTCTTTGCCTACATAATCAGCGAAGTTCATTATTCTATTTGCAGCTGCTAAGCTACCAGGTAGGAAACATTCTATTCCAGAAAGATCCACCATGAATCCTCCGTTACAAACATTCTTCACTCTAACTTTAAATGCGCAATCCTCGTCCTTGATAGATCTATGTAGCTCCTTCTTAAGTGCTTTTTCGTATCCGGCAGAAACCGATCCGTTGAACGATCCCCCAGAATCTTTATGGATCACAACATCGAGTACCTGTCCACTAGATATCTCCATAGATGGATATCCTAGCTTCCTCATGTTTTTCTCCTCTTTCTTTGTGTCTATTATGATAGTTTGTCCAAAAGATGTTTCACCTAAGGCAACACCTTTTTCGTCGTCTACAGACGTAATAACAACTCTCTCTGAGGTATTATTTTGTATATCTTTTCCTGAGATATTTCTAACATCCTCAGGAAATGTTCCATCATACATCGATTGTAATCTTTCTCTTTCAGTAACTTCGTACTCGAAACAACTAAAATTTTTGCTTTTCATATTATTTGGGTTTGTATTGTTTTCTAGTATAAAATTGGATTAAAATTTCCAAGAAATTAATATTTTTTTATATTGGTCTCTTTTTTTAATTCGGAAGGAAGCTCCGGTATAGGGTATACTGGATCTGCTGATCCGAGGAAAAACTTGAATAATCCCGATACATCAGCAGCGCTTCTTAAGAATTCGTCTAAATAAACCACATAGTATGTATTCTTTAAGCTCATTCTTCTCCAAACAGGATGGTCGTCGTTCATAGATATCGGGTTGATTATATTTAATATATTCCTTCCTATTAGAACAGCAAGAGGCCAAGGTATTTTAGAAAGCAACTCTGCGGAAGCAGTCACTTTAGGTAACACCAATATATCTGATAATGGCGTTTTTGGTAGACTCTTGAAGTATTGCCAGAAAAGACTGTAAACGATTCTAGCAGGAGGTGGAGCTCCCATTCCTATTAACGCCTGCTCTATTATATCAGTAGGTCTAGATTTAGGAATCACTGGTATCTTTAGAACATTTAAAAATGCAGGTATATCCTTTGATTCTGGCTTTATTAAATCTGTAACCAGATTCTTAGCTATCTTCTGTATATCAGAAGGCTCTATGTTCAAAAACTTGGGTGAATTTATATCCGATATTTCTGGGAATATTTTTTCGAGAGCTCCAGCATCTAATGATTTATCCAGAGTACTTATTAAAAAGTTCTTTACGACAGATCCAGGTATAGTAACTTGTACAATCCCTCCTAATCCTGGAATTTGAGCAACTTGATCCTGCTTAGGTGGAAAAACTGTAGGTAATTCAAAAGCTGCAACCGCATTACCGAATCCGCCATTCAAAGAGCTAAGACATGATAAAGGTCCTTTAGGAAAAGGGAAATTAGATATTAACGGATCTTCTTGATCTAAGGGTCTGACAGGATCAAAAGGACCAATCCTACTTAATCCAATCTTTTTAGACACCAACCTCTTTAAATCCTTAACTCTTATAACTAGTATAGGATCTTCACCGTCATATCTAACATATCTTGAAAAATCCTCCCTCGTATATTCTATATTTAGTAATCCCTCCATTATACGAAACTTCATAGCTTCTATAATAGGATTTTTCTTTCTGAAAAATTTAAGTGCTCTAGGAGCTAAGTTTGTTATCTTTATTTCTGGAAATTTAAAAACTCCTTCAAATTCACTTCTTTCAACTAAAGAGAATGCTCCGTCTCTAACTTTCTTTATTACGGAGAATCTGTTACCCCAAAGTATAACTTTGGCTATCACCATCGAAGATCCCCTTATCCCTTTTACTAGTGATCTGAATTCATCATCAGTCATTAACCTAGGGTCTTTTCTAATTCTTAAAAATATCTTACTAGAATTAGCTACTCCTAGATTTTCATCCAGGTATATCGGAGGGCAAACTATTTTCATTAGTTTTAAAACCTCCCTCATTTCATCCTTAAAGTTCACAAAGTTAGGACAATCTATAGGGACTAAACTGGCTCTCATTTCTTTTAGTATCCTCAAGGATTTTATTATCCCAGGTATGTCTATTTTTAACTTATCTTTATCTTTTGGAAAATATATTGATTTAGGATCAGGTATACTTACTTTGAGATAATCCTTTATGGCAGATTTTAAACCTTCCTTCCTTTGTCCTAGTAATATTTTTAGTTGTTCTTCCTCAGCTGAAAGATCCGGTGCTGGTAAATCTAGAAGTGCACTTTTACTCTTATAATCCTTTTCCTTTTCCCTTATCTTTCTTTTTAGTTCCCTTTCCTTTTCTTGTATATCCCTTATTTGCTGGACATTACCTGGAGGGGGAACAGAATCAAATATCTTATTTAAATTACTCCTAATGTCACTCAATACCCTAGACGGAGAATCAAGATCATCTAAGCCAAATCCGGGAAGTGGAATTAATTTATCAGGAATACCAAAAGATAGAGCCTGTTTAATTTTTTCAAATGGATCTTTAACCGATGGATCAGATTTCCTAGGTATAAATCTTGGACCTCTAAGACCAGTAAGAAATAAAGAACTACCAGTGACAAACTCTTTTAGATAAACCAAAGGAGTTGGCATAAATCCTCCTATGAATGGGATGAATATAACTAACATTCCCAAATTGAAAGGTAAAGGTATTAATATAGGAGGAACTATAGTCCATATCATAGGAAGAGGTATTCTTATGTACGGATTACCATCTATCGGATTAGGTACAGGAATAGGAATAAAAGAAGGTGGTAGATATCCCACCGGCCAATATTTTAATCCCAACCTAACCGAAGGTCCAGGTGTTAAAAAATACTTAGGATCCTCAATTGGTGGGAGTCCATTTGGATATGGTAGCAACCCAACTTTAGTGAGGTCTTTAGAAAATTGCTTCCACCAGCATCTTTGAAACATAGTCGGACAATCTGAACTCGGTGGAGAAGAAAGCAGATAGTTACCGGTTTTAAAATCAGATCCAGGCTCTCCACAACAAACGGGAGGACAATTTTCTTTATCGTCCTCGTCTGGAGGAGATTGGGCACCAGCGCATTTAATATCACTAAATCTTTTCTCTACGTTTTCTGGTTTTAGAGATTCATTAAGCTCGTTGATCTTCTGAGATGCGAGCAAGATAGTTTCTTTTATCTGGTCGTATTTCTTTTTTACGTCAGTATAATTTTCAAATATTCTTATACCGATAACATCCGAGGTGGGTAGTGTTTTTCCTAATCCTTCACCAGCCTTTCTAGCTTTTTCTTTTAAATCCTCTATGGCTGGATTAATATAAGTCTCTTTATTTAAAATGTACTTCTCGTTCCATTTAGTTTTAAAGTTGCTATAAAATTCAGTAAATACCGGAGTTGGTTCCCCGTCCGCTGTAAAACTAGATGGCCTGCTTTTAGAAGGATCTCTAGCATCGTTGTCTCCCCTTTCTTCAGGAGTAAAGAAAAGCCATGGTGAAGCAGATTTCTCTATGAGCTGACCGTATAGTATTCCTCTATCTTCTACTATGTCTTCTATTATGTTTTCTTTAGATCTGTTTGTATTTACTATCTTATCTATAAAATCATAAAATTTAGCTACATCGGGAAATCCAGTTCTTATGTTATCTATTTTTATAAACTGGTAAGATTCTAAATAGTCCGCGGATTCATCACTTAAAAGTCCTCCGTTATTTGCATATTCGTTTCCTATTTTTATCTTTTCCTCGTCTGGTATATTAACATCTCCCAAAGGACCAGTGCTTTTTCCAGTAAATGTTATCTTGGATGGTTTCTTTACTTTCTTGTAAGGTAAAGGGAATCCGTAGTCCGTAGCCAAGGATAACTTAAATTCTAACTCGCTCAGTGACTTATTAAAGTTTGTTGTATATCTAACTGAAAATTCCTTAAGAGCTTCTAAAAAATCATATCCATATGAATCATATGTGTATGAAGAAGTAGTTAAGAGAAGTTGCGCGGGGCTTTTAAAAACTCTAGCATTTATCTCTAAAGACTCATTACCCTGTCCATAGAGATCCGATGTAGTAGTACTAGATGGGATAAAAGATTTTTCAACGTCGCTAACTGTGACTTGTTTTTGTAACCTTTCAGATAGAGTCTGTATCGAAGCATCTAATAAAGCCTGTGTATCACTTATTTTAGTTTCTATTATACCTATAAAATTCTTTTCTATCATAATATCTCTAATACCCTCAGCATTAGATAAAAATTTAGAAACACCCTCCGCTATAGGCCATGAATCTGTAGAGCTTTCATAAGTTATAGGAGATTTATTAGCATTTATCTGGTTGTTAAATAATTCTTCAACCCCAATAGAACTTAGTTCTGTATCATAAACATTTAAAAGAAAAAGATCCTCAGTAAATATTTCATTCTCTTTTAGAAATAGATCCCTATCATTATTATATTTTTCCTCCTGGTCAGTAAGCTCCTGGTTATATCTTTCTATCTCATCTCTATATGTCAATATCTGGATACCTATATCAAAATTTGAAGGATCGCCTCCGCTGTTTACTGTGATTCTATCCCTCCAATTTTCAGATAAAGATTTTTGATATTCATATATTGGCTCATAATGATAAAGGATTTCCTGTAGACTCATCTCTATCATTTGCCATCTAGCTAGAAGTTTAATATCATCTTCCAGTTTTTTGCTTTTGTCGAGTGCAGAAGATAGACAAGCATCTATTGAATCAACATCAACTTGAGGTGGTTCAGGATCTGGTACCTCATCTCTTTTAAATTCATAAATAGGCGGATCACAGAAATCTTCTAACGATTCATCAAAGTTTCCTTTGGTTAATATAGGATCTCCTGTTATAGGATCTTCTGGAATACCTGGTAAACACTCGTCATCAACTATAGGATCGTCTCCATCGGGAAAAAAATTAGCATCGAAGCCATCTATCCTTTCAGAGGACGTGTTTACATCTATACCATCAAAGTCACAAGGCTTAGAATTCTCATTTTGTTTTTTTAAGAGACCGTTTATTTTTTCTAAAGCACGATCTAAATTTATTTCATCACCACCTATTTTTACGTGTACTATTTGTGTACCGTTCATTATGAATTCAAGTGGTATCTCAAATCCTAGTATATTTAGTTTTCTTTTTTTTCTAGATCCAGAATTTGAAGGCTTTCCTAAAATCAGAGGGTCTAGGTTATCGAATATTTTTTCGTTTATTTTTTCTAAAAATCCAGGATTTTTTCTTTTAAGGTATTTTGTTATTCCCTCAGATGGTATTTTTTTAGAAAATCCTAGATCTACTCCTTTTACTTCAACACCAAGATCCGTCTCGGATATTGGTAAATTATTTTTATATTCAGCGGAATTTATAAGATTAGCATATAATTTCTTATCCTCTCTCCTTATAGTTTCTAATATTATTCTACTGTATAGATCATCTCCCTCATAGTTACAAGCTAAATCTTCAATATCCTTTAGTGGTATAGGTGGTTTTTGAGGATTTAAGCTTTTTATTACTCCATCTACTTCTTTTTGAGTTTTATTTAACTCTTTCTCGAATCCCTCTTTAGACTGAAGATCCTCATAAGGTATATTAAAATTCTGTCCCCCAGATATCGTATTTAATATCTCGTCAGCAGACATATTAGCAAAATCCTTACCGAGTAAGCTGTCTATTCTAGATTCTATACTTTCCATATTAGACTGCTGTTATTCCGCTAGTTCCTGATGTTCCAGACGTACCTGATGTACCAGAAGTTCCTGATGTACCAGTATTAGGTATACCAACAGGGGAATCAGCAGTAGCAGGGACTACTGGAAAGTCTGGAGCATTTTCCCTAGTTACCCTAACGGTTTGACTTGTTGCTAATTGCTCAAAACTAGAAGCTAATGTCGAATTAACACCAGGTGTTGCTGGCATTTTAGCATCGACTGATATAGCTAATTTTTTTAGAAAATCAAATAAAGGCTCTGCACAAACAGCAGAAAAAAGCGGAGAGTGTCCTAGATTCGTTGTTTTACCATCCATCCAAACTTCTTCTGAACTGTGCTTGATCCTAGTTATAGCAGTATTTTCTATCTCCTGGTCAGCATACTTTGTTATCTTTCCACCTTTTAATTCTATTGAAGCGGTGTCATCAGCATGTGTTATAAGTATAGAGTTGTCGTTTCGTATTATGATTTTTGATTCTTTAAGATCAATAACTAATCCCTTCTCTACAGTATAATACATCTTCAATCTTTCTATACCATCGTATATCAAAGAATGTGCTCCATCATAACTAGCTCTTATCTCTTCAACCAAGTCTGGTGCCAATTCCTGGACTGCCTTATACTCAGGACTATAATAGTTACCATTGTTAAATTGCACATGAACAACAGAACCAAGTTTAGGAACAGACATTCTCCCAGATCCGCCTCCTAATCCATAGCTTTGTTCAAATCTTTGATGTGCCCAAGGAAGATCCTCATCAAGTAGTTCATCAAAAACACCAAAAACTCTTATCTTAGCCCTACATTTAAACTCAGGATCCTTATTGTCTACAACAACGCCTAGATAGTGAGATATCTCTATATTAGGCTTTTCTAATTTATTTCTGTCTACTAATCCCATTTTAAATTATATACAAATACTACAGATTGTTTTCATTTTGTTTATTAGGATAAACTCTTCCTATATTATTTACATTAATTTGCTGAGGTATTTTAGAATATTCATTAGAATTATTTCCTTCGTAATTTCTTCCCGGGGTTCCTAGATCTGATCCAGGTACTCTTTTATATACATCATCATTTATATTACCGCTTACTGATCTTTGATTAGGATATAGATCATCATTTACCTGCGGATATGTATTTTTTGATCTCTCATAAACTTCTCCTAGAAAATCACTATTAGGTGGGTTTGTTGTATCATAAACACTATCATTAACCTGCGGATATCTGTTACTGTTATCCTCGTAAACATCGCCTATAGGCTCATTAATCACTAAGGATGAGGTATTATTATATACAGTCTCATTTATCTCAGTATACAAGTTATTTCTATCCTCATAGACGTCTCCTATATTATCAGTTGTAACCTTAATTGAGTCCTCATACTCCCTAGTGTTAATTGAATCATACTCGTTACTCAAATCTGGATAGATCGAGCCAATGTTGTTCGTCTCTATCTGCTGTTGATCCGGATATTGATCCTCTGATATAGGAGGATACTGTCTATCTGGTAAACCTAATTCAGCTCCAGGATTACCGCTATAGATATCATCACTCGTTGTTGGATAAACCCTATTAGGTACGCCTAAATCAGATCCAGGAACATTACCGTATTCATCCTCTCCTCCGACTATAGGATATTGTCTATCAGGTAATCCAAGATCACTCCCCGGATTATTGTTATATAAATCCTCGTCTACCGATGGATAAACCCTACCAGGGACTCCTGAATCGGATCCAGGAACATTGACATATTCATCCCCTCCTGGTATAGGATATTCCCTGTCGGGTAATCCTAGTGATGTTCCAGGGTTAGTTGAATATACATCCTCATTTAAAGAACCAGGATTACCTGGTGTTCCGCTATAAGCAGTTCCTAAATTTTCCTGTGTGCTGGACGGAACTCCGGTATAAGCATCTTCATTAAGAGAAGGATACTGTCTTTGCCCCGGACCTCCTAATCCCTGTCCTTGAGGAGTGTTGTCTGCAAATGGATTTGGAACTCCGTTATTTACAAAATTATTTACAGTGTTAATTGTAGATTGAACACTTCTTAATGCTGTACCAGGATTAATACCTCCTAATCCATAGATATTCCCAAGAAGAGCACCTTGTAATATCTGAACCCCTTGATCTTTAAGATCTGCAACGCTATTAGTTATAAAATTAGAAGCAAGTTGTGCAAAGTATTCAGCAGACTGACTAGCTCCTGTAGCATTAGCTTCAGCAATACCAGCAGATCCAAAATAATCATAATCAGCATAATCGCCAGTTCTAGGACCCCAGATATCGGAAAGAACCATGGATTTTATATTATCGTTTTTCTGTATAACGTCCGCTATTTGATTAAATTGTATCTTGTGATCTCTTACTCTACCAACATGTATCTTAAACTTGTTGCTAACTGGTGTACTTAACCCTTTATTATCTATGGTAGAAAAAGATGGGTAAGAATCGTCGAAATCAAATTCACACTGATCTAGTTGGTAAATAAAAGCGTATGGACCTAACTCATAGGATCCGAATTTATCCTCGTCTCTTCCTGTTGTTTTTTGTAAAATTCCTTCCGTGTTGTCTAATAGTCCAGTTTGACTATTAAAACTATCTAAGAAATTAGCTCCCTGAGCAACTGAAGGAATAGAGAAAGGGTTTAAAACGTCATTAATACCATAGGTTAACTGTATATTCCTTATCTCAGTTATAACTACCCACATCCTAAACTTCCTAAGGTTTTCAGGAAGCATTGTTCTATGGTAAGTATAGTCGTATATTGCTTTTCTATAAAGATCAGACAAAGCAAAAATTCTCATGTCTATAGATTCTAGACACTCTACTGTTAGTGTCCCTGCTCTTTGTGGTTTTCCTGCTGCTTTATGGAAATTCTTAATGTCTACTTTTAATAATTGGTCTAGCCCTGAAAGAGATTGAAAATAATAAGGACATTTCTCATTTATAAATTTTAACCCCTTCCTAAAAGAATTAAGCATCTGCTGTCTTTTTACAGATCTCTGTGCTAAAAATTGCTGAGCTCCCATATATGCAACAGGTCCGTTAACAGGAAAAACCCCGTTTTGCACCCTCGAGTCTATTACCATTTTACTACCGTAGAAAAAATCCATGTCGGTGTAAAAGTTACCAGCTTGAGCCCTTTGAGCAGCATCTATAATCTGTGAAGGTGTAGGTGCATTAGGATCCAGATTATTAAGAGACTGAGCTTCTGCTAAAGGATTATCAGAAGATACTGCTCTAAAAAGCGGAGATGGTGGTAAAAATGTTTCTGGGTCTATTAGTGAAGTATCACCAAAATCAAATATAAATCTGAAGTGTAAATACGTGGGATCTTCTTTTTTCCCGTGTTTAGTTGTGGATATTCCTCTTAACCAATTTTCTCTCTGGCCGTCTACCTTTCTTTTTAAAGCATCACCGGTAGGTAAAACCTTATCTCCTAAAGAACTTCCAAACCCTGAAAAATAATCTGCCATTTCTAATAATTATTTAGAGTATATGTCACTCTTAAGCTTCTGTGTGTTTTCTTGTAAAATAGTGGAAGCATTACTAACAAGATCATCGAACTCAGCATTAAAGATCTTAGGATCTAGAGCTTGAGGTTCTGATGATAATCCAGGGTTCATTGCCCATTGTTTTTTTCCAAGTACCATTGTTTGATATATCCCACTAGTATCATATTCCACGGTAAATCCTAAAACAACATAATTACCCGAAAGAAAAGCATTTATATTTCTCTTATCACCGGAATTTGCTAATGAAGATTTTTGTCCTCCACCTGGACTGTATTTAGAAGATGCGCTAGCTGTCTGACTACCCTCTGAAACAATTATTACAGGAAATGTCTGTCCTCTATAAAGGAAAGGTGTCCATGAATTATTTTTAACTTTAAGGATTATCTTATAACTATCGTTTCTATTAATGATGTTCTGTATAGATGCCTGTTGGAAATTTTCATGAACATTTTCAAAATATAGAGTACCAACATAAGTCTTTTTAATTTCCTCTTTATATAAATCCTCACCAAGTCTTCCCTTGTTTATATTATCTCTTGATCCTAGATTCTTGTTCGTAACTGATTCTATATTATACTCAACGAATTTATTTTTAGGTTTATCAGAAACGAGCTTACTGTCGTAAAATTGTACCTTTTGAAAATAACCAAGATCGTTATTTATAGAACCAGCATTTTGCTCTACCGAAAGATCTTTTATAAAAAGAGGGGATTTACTAAATTGGGTAGAGTTGGTTAACAACAAAGGGAACTCAACTTCAGCTGTTTCAGTTCCTCCTGGAAATACCGC